TGGTTTGTCACCTTCCAAAGATGAACTCCTCGATTACCCCATTCGGATAATAAAAGATTCAAACTTCTCCTAGCTGATTTTAAATCATAACCTGTTCGGACTTGTTTACCAATTCGCTCAAATGACTCCTCGATAACCTCGTCAATGTTAAGATTAAAATCTGTTGTTCCTGAAGTAGCCATACTAAATTACTTTTTCTTGCTTGCCATACCGCCGCCACGCTTTTTCATCATGCCGCCGCCACGCTTTTTAATGACAGACTTCTTCTTAGCCATACCGCCAGATTGAAGTCCCATTGCCATTTCTTTTCTAGGAGACATCATTCCGCCTCCCATTTTTTTAACTGGTTTTTTCATAGGTCACCTCTTTTTAAATATTTGTTCATACGTACGTTGCCTCTCAGCTACTACTTCTTCGTAGTATTCCTTCGGCCATTTCTCATAATAGCCTATCTTATGGAGTTTGCAACTTGCTTCGTAGAGTTGTTTAAACTTCTGTATAAGCATCATGGAATACTTTAATTCAGAATGTTCCACAGTTTCTTCGGTGGGATCACAAAGAAAAGCTTCACTATCGGGATCAGCTGGTGTTTCAGGGTGAAAGCCCATAAAATACACATCTCGTCGATTATAGGTTTTGTTGTAAAAATCTATCTTTTCTTGAAACTGTTCGGGCGTGTATTGTTCAAAGAACGGATCACAATAAATAATAATATCGTGTTGTTTCTTATTCCAAGATTTAATGACATCGGTTAATTGTTTTTCATATTTAGATTTATCCATACGAACTTCAATTCGTAATTTATTATCTTTTCTCCATTTCGCTGCAAATGGACAAGCAGGAAATCCAATATGTTTGTTCATTGGTTCTAAGACAGTCTTAGACCAATTGATCACATCTTTCTTTATCTCTTCAGCTTTTTTTCTTCGAGACAAATGTCTTCACCATCTTAGGTTTGGGACCCGTGTTTCCCGCTGCTCTTTTTCTGCGAACAGCAGAGGCCTTTTGCGAAGCGCTCATCCGTGTGGCTTTTGCAAGTGGTACACATTTTGGGTACTTCCTCTTGGATCCTTTCGTTGTTTTTCTCCCGCAAGGTTGATACCTGCCGTCTTTCTTCGGTGCCCCTATGTCCACCCATTTTTCTTTCACCCATTTTCTTAATCCTCCTTCAGCCATTATAATTTCTTTGTGACCTTTCTTCTATTAGCCATTACCCCACCACAACCTTTAGCAATACCGCCTTGATTATAGTTAGATACTTTTTTTCTATCTTGAGAAATTTTATTAACAGAACCACCATTTGCTTTTGGTTTTACTTTTCCAGAACAAACAGCACTGGCATACATATTAGCGTAAGCACTAGGGTAGACGTCGAATTTTCTTTTTGCCGCCGCTTTTCCTTTTGCGCATAGTTTTGCCATTTTTCTTACTCCCCGGATTCGTTATTTGCTTGCTCATCTGAGCTCTGCTGATCGCCATGTTCACACCCCGCACATTCACACATACAAGTCATCTGACAATGACAAAGACATCCACATTTTTCACATTTTATCATTATCTACCTTGACCTCTATATTCTTTAAAATTTCTTCTTTTGTGTTTATTCATTGTGGACCAACTTATTCTACCGTCACCGATCGTAGTTTTTTTAGAAACATGTTCAATAACTTTAGAGGAATCAGTTTGCTTTTTGGCCATTAAAAATCACTTGTTTTAATTAGAAATTCTTCTATCCAGGCAATTCGATCATCCATTTTATTCATACGATCATTCATTGAAGACAAAGTATTTTTGATGATAGCAATATCTTGTTGCATTTGTGCAACACTATCTGCTTTTCCCTCTACTGCATTTAATCTTTCTGACATCATCCCCCAGCTCATACCCAAGGTTATTAAAAGTACCAAATAAGGTAGGACTGTTTTTAGGTCTATGTTCATTTAGTTGCACTCATATTATTTAAAGGGTTATTTAAAGCTTTATTTATATTCAAGTTTAACTCATCTTCAATAATTTTCAACTCCTCAAATATCTCTCTTGTATCTTCTTTTTGTCTGTCTTCTATATCATTAACTATTTTTGTAATATGTCGAATATCATCATTCATTGATCTTAAATCTGTTTTCATATCGTTTTTTAAGTCTTTTGCTACATCAGATACTAGGGTTATTTCATCTAAAATAGAATCTATTTCTGCTTTTAAAACTGCTATTTGCTCATCATAATGAGAGAGATCAGGTGCTGTGTACTCTTGAATTTTTGCCTTCATATCAAGATAGTCTTTGTAAAATGTAAAGCCTGTCCAAGCAGCACCACCCAAGGTACCAAGCAAAGACAGTATAATAAGGATTTTACCACCTTTAATTTTAATTCCACCATATTCAATCTCCGCCATATTGACTCTCCACCATTTGATTCAGTAATTGATCCTGTGCGTTACTAAATAAAATACCATATTGATCCTCTATTGTCTTGTTTAAATATTCATTAACATCGGTATCAATAATTGTAGATTGTGAATTAAAGAATGTTTTAGTATCTCCGAGTATTTGCATAACAATTAAGGTTTTTGTTTGAGCAGTGTCATCATATCTTTCTTTATCATCAATCTCTTTTACAATTTTTGTAGCTGCTTTTTCTTTTGCTGTAGGTTCTTCTTTTGTTTCTTCCTTTATCTCTTCTACAGAAGATTCTTCTTCAACTGCTTCTACGACTATTTCTTCAACAGGCTCCTCAACAATCTCTATTTCAGCTTTTATTTCTTCTTCCATAGTTTCCATCTCGGGTTCAATATCCTCTATTTTTACATCTATTTCTACTTCGACAGTTTCATAAGTAATCTCTTCTTTTGATGGCTCGATAGGAATAAACTCTACTTTTCCCGCATCATCAATTTTAATATCATTGTATTCAATAATTTCTTCTATCAAATCTATTTGAGTAGGATCTGTTAGATTTAGGTAAACTATTTCTTCAACTGTGGTTATTTGTTGTTCGATAATTGTGGAAATCACATTGTAAAAAACATTGACGGATACATCGTCAAACATTGGGCCAACTGCAAGATTAATATTTCGACCACCTATTTCAATAGTGACTTTACTTAAAACGCCACCGAAATCAAAAGACCCATTGTATGTTTGGTAGCCTGAGGCAACTCCAGATTCAGACAGGATATCAGTGCCTGAAAAGACGGTAGTCCCTCCACCAGTTCCTGTAACGTGCATGTAGATTCTATCTTGATCATCTTGTTTATCGACTTTTATGGAATATGTAACCTTACCACCGTTATCTATATTTAAATTAGAAATGTCAACTTCTTGATAAAAAGTTGAACCCATACCATCGACACCCATAATAGATTTATCATTACCACTTCCTGTAATCATAGCACATCTATCTGAACCTAACTCACCACATACTGTTCCTGATGGTATACTTGCGGGACCCTCACCTCCCCAGTCATAGTCCATATCACCTTCGTATCTTTCAATAGATAAAAAACCTTCTTCGTATTCAAGAATATCACCGGAATCTTCATTGGTGACAGTGGTTGTCGTGATAGTCTTTGTTGTGGTAGTGGTAAAGATAATCTCTGTGCCTTTATCTTCTTCTGTTTTTTCTACAGTGACTTGTTCATCTATTGTGACGCCTGGAGTGCAAAGTCCTTCAACGTCAAGTAAACAGGTATCAGCTTTAGAATAAAACGATGCCAGTAAGAATAATAAACATAGCTTTAAAAAGAGCAGCGTTTTGTGCATCAGTGAACTCCTTAGGTTCTGGTTTGTTGGCTTCAACGTATTCTGTTTTGTATTTACTTCCGTCTGGAATCTCATCTGGATTATCTGTCCAATATTGAGCTGCTTCAGTTCCAATAGATCCTCGTGCAGGGCATGGAGTCCCAGCATCGGTCATCGCATCCCATACTCTTGCATCTTGACAAAGAATAGAAACAGCTGCGACTTTCATGCCATAGGCATACATAGAACGACTTAGCTTTAATTTTTGACATAGCTCGTCGTCAATAACGACGCCTGTGGCGACACCGACAACGTTATTTTGTACACTAGCACCCACACCAACTTTACATATATCACTGTTATTATTCATAATGGTTGGAGCATTAGCTGTAGGAGGGGTTGAATTTGTTACTACCGTTGAAGACACAGTATTAGTCTCAGCAAGAGTAACGCTCGCAGTCAATAAAAGCATCACAATGGATACTATGTAGATTAACCAATCGTGTTTCATTTAACATCTCCTATTGAAATATACTCATGATTCCACCAAAGATATCTCTCATTCTTCGGTTAATTAAATTTTCTACGTAAGAGTTTAAATATTGATCAAGGTCTTGATTATTATTTAGATAAGGAGAAGAAGTCATTGAACCCATGATGTTTGATTCAGGTGTTGTGTTTATAGGGTTCTCTGTCAACGAACCAATGCCTGTATTATTAGGTGGTGTTGGGTTTAAAGGTTGATTTGCAATATTATTAGGTCCTAGACCCATTATAGCAGGGCCTCCGATTTT